AGCGTTCTTGCAATTTCGGTTTTGCCTTCCGCCATCCATTCTTGAGACAGTGTTGGTACGGCTTCGTAGTTGTCTGCATAGTGCCAGAAGTCCAGTGTGCCTGTTGCATTACTTCTCATGAGGCCGCTTACGCGGTTTGGCTTCATTCTGTAATCAGCCCATGCCTCCTGGTAGCCGAACGTCTCTTCATCAGTTGCCGTGCCGGTTAGCATGATTTCTTTTTTCTTTACAGGCTGCTCACCTAAGTTTGCGAATTGGGGCACATAGTAGTCCAGCCTGTCTTTTCTGCTCCAGAATCTTTCAAGCCCCTGCTGGTACGTTCTGCTGTGGCGTACGCACAACACACCGATTACGAATCCGTGCTCCTCAAAGCTTTTCGTGAAGGAACTTTCGTTGATAGGCGTTACGGACACTGCGCCGGTTTCGCCAATAGGCGTATCGTTTTCAGTCTGCTGCCCGCTTGTCTGTACAATTTGGTTCATTCCGACTCTGTAGCGTCCACCGCCGAGATATTCCGGAATCTGTACCGTTTTGTCGCTGATGGTTACATCCCACAGTGCCTGTACCTGTTCGCGGTAGCGGCTTCCGCCTCTTGCCATTGCCTCATAGTACTGCTGCACTGCAATTGCGTTGCGTAGTTCGTTAATGGTTGTTGCTGTGACCGCTGCAAGGTCTGCGTATACATAGCCACTTCCGATTTCTCCATTTTTTCTGTCTGTTCCATCGTACAATAATTGCTTTTTTCTGCTTACGGGATTAGTTGTGTAATTTAAACCTCCCGCTGCGTTTGACGCCTGTGTTTCTCCTAAAACAAATTCCAGGGTACCATAGTCCATTTCATATCCGTGGGAACTTCTTAGTGCTACTGGTGCGTTTCCTGTCATTGGAATTGTGACTTCTGGTCCGCGCTGCGGATAAGGCAGACAGCTTGAGAAGTAATCGTGAAAACGATTGACAGGAAGGCATTGGCCTCCCTTGTACGCTTCTTTGAGAATTGTTTCGATATCTGCATTTTTTCCGCTGTCGCTGTAGTTAACTTCATCATCATTTTTTACCAATGTTGCCGGGTTTTCTACGTTTTGATCTCTGAAATATTCGTTCCAGATCAAAACGTATGCTCTGATAGGCAATGCATTGATACTGGTTCTATTTTCGGGTGTCTTGATGCTTTTTGCTGGTATTCCCATATAGTCTAGTATCGATTCTTCGAATGGGATTTCCATGTTTTTTTCGTTTTCTAGTAAGATTTGTGGTACACTGTACGTTTTGCTTGGCATCCATGCTGTATTGTCTGCTTCTCCCATGAACGGTTTGAAGTTGTCCCACAGGATACGATTTGGACAATAGAAGTAGTAGAGGTCGAGGAATGCATCGTCCATCACCGGATACTTCGGTGTGGACATGCGGATTATCGCGCTGGTGTCTATTTGGAATGTGTCTCCCGGCAGTACTTCGTCTACAAAGAACGGAATGAGCTTGCCGCTGTCGAACGTGGTTAGGATTGTCTGGTCACGGTTGAATCGTGTTCTGCTTGTGTGCAATTGCGGTACGTTCAGAAAGTGTTTTTCGTTGTTTCTATTCATTCTGCCGTTTCACTCCGTTCTTCTGATTTTTCTTCTTGTGCTTTGCTCTGTTCTTCCAGCTCTTTGAGCTTCATTGCGTTGGCTTGCGCCGTTGCAATCATCCGGTGGTATTCGTGAATGTTCTGCGGCCATTCTGTCACGTCCATTTCTACGCCATCCATAGCGCCTTGCGACAGGTTTTTCAGGAATTCCGGGTCGAAACTTGCCTTCCGGACAATGTTTTTGATGTCGCATTCGTCTGCGTAGCTTTCAATTTCCTGCTGGATGTCGATTGGTTCGGTCTCTTTCAGCTCTTCCTGGCCTTTTTCGTCCTTTGTCCAGACGTACTGTCTTCGTAGTTTTTCGCCTGAATTTGAAAAGAAGGGCTCTCGCCCTTCCTCGTATCGTTTATTCATTCGGCTTGCCCTCCCACACTTTTTCCTTGTCGTTCGTGAACGTTCCAAGCTCGTCCTCGAACGTTGCCAGCTTGAAGCCGGTGTAGTCCTGCGGACTCTGCCCGATGAAGGTCGTCTTATCCTTTTCCATTACGTTGCACATGCGTGCAAAGGTTCCGTTGTTTTTGCTTTCGCCTACCCATGCGTAGCACTTTGCTACGTTGTCGTAGATGCCATAGTACAGATGTTCCATTGTTCTTTCCTTTCTCTTACAGCCGGATACCGCCGCGCATGGGCTTTTGGCTGAGGTTAATCGTTTTGGTCTTTCGTGCTGTCACGTTAAACATTCGGCGGTCTTTTGTGCCGCTCATCTTCTTACGATGCTGTGCCATTTTCGTACTCCCTTCTCATTAGTTCCATTTCGATTGCGTTTGCAAAACTTTTCATCTGCCAGATTTCATCCAGCAGTTTTTTTGCATCGTCGATACTTGAGACTTTTCTTAGCATTTTATAGTTGCCGTCAATCTCTTTGTATTTTCGATTGAGCAATTCTTCCAATGCGTCTGTGGTGCTGTCCCTGACGCTCCAACTTGTTCTTGTCATTTTTACTCCTTTTCGTTTTCGTTGATGCTGTCATGCAGTGCATGATAGATTTCGTCAAGCTTTTCCAAGATCTGCATCATGAGACGAATTGCCTGCTTGACGTCCTTGATGGAAATAAGTGCCATGTTATACCCCCTTTCTGTAGGCTTTTGTACGTGTGTCAATGTGTACCCATGTGTTGTACACGATAATGCCGCAGCTTTCCGGAATGATTTTGTTCAGTTTGTTGGCAATTTCTTTTGCGGTCATGCCTTTAATTTGGATGTCTGCTGCCATTCCTCTCATGTGGTATGAGTACTTCGCACCGCCTACTTCTTTATTCCTTGTCGGTGTTCTGTATCCGCTGTTTATGTATACTGGCTTTCCGACTTGGTTTCTTAGGATGTCTAGAATAGATACTAGATAGTCATCGATGAATACGACTTGCGAACCATCTTTGCACGCAAATTCTCGCACTTTAAAGTGCTGACCTATTTTTTCGTTTGCGTCTGTGTCCATGATATAACATCGGATAGCCATGTTGTTCACCTCTCTTCATTTCGTATTTTACTTTTTTTTTAATCGCTTGTCAACTGTTTTTTGTTTTGAATGGCGCTTTAGCGCCTTGCCGTATGGAGCGCAGCGGAATGCGGCTTAATCCATTCCTTTTTAGCGCTGTGCGCGTTTATGCCGCTTTATTATATAACTTGTTGTAGGAGTAGTAGTAGGTACTGTTGAAAAGTTGAAAGTAGTAAAAATTACTCGTTATCACGTGATAATTAAGAAATATTATCAGTTGAAAAAATTGTTGAAAAATTGTTGAAATGTTGAATGTTCGTCATTATGACTAATTTTATTGTGCACTTTTATGTTGAAAACCTGTTGAAAGTGTTGAAACTGTTGAAAACTAATTTACGCGCATGTGCGCGTGCGCGTTTCGCGCGCGTGCGCATGTGCGTACTAGCGGCAGCCCCATGATTGGGGCGCGACGCAAGGGGTTGACTTTTAAGTCAACCCCTTTTATTTACTGACTAGGCTGATACATGGAGTCTTTAAACTATTATAGCCCAGTACCTTACTTGATAGGTACTGGGCTAGGTGACACCGTTAGAGTGTCCCACTCTTCTTCATTTGCTTTTTGATCACTCTTTCTTTTGTCTTGCATTGTTCTGCAAAGTCTGTATTTTCATATTTTAGCCGGTTTTCTGCTATGGCTGCTGCCTGTCTGCTTTGTTTAATTCTCCACAATCTTTGTGGGTTTTCGGCTTCCATCATTTTTTCATAATAACGTGGAATTTGCGCTTTCTTTCCGTTTGTACATTGGATGTATCCTTGTCTCCATATTTCTTCTTTGTGTTCTTGGTAATAGTGGTCTCCTAGTCCGGGTTTTAAGCTCATGCACGCGAATGGCTTTTGTTGACCTAACTCGTAGTATTGGTTTGCTTTCTTTCCGTCTATCTCGTACATTTTTTTTGTTACGTATCCTGCAACATATCTATATGTCTCTGGTACTGCTTGTGCTATCTGTATTTGACCCATGCCCCATAGGTCTGCTAGCCATTGGCTTGTGAAGTATCCGTTGTGCTGTATCTTGTACAGGTGTTTCAGGTCTGTTGGTTGCCATCCATATAGTATCATGTGGTAATGTGGCCTTGCTGTCTGTTCTCCATACTCTCCTGCCACAAAATAGCGTAATTTGCCCCTGTAAGCCTTCCTAAGGCGTTTTAGAAATTTTTGAATGTCAGTATACAGTAATGTTTGTACGCTCTCAGGAGTCTTCTTTCCTGGCTTCCAGACGTATTGCACTTTCCTCATGATTTCGCCTGTGTTTATGATCATTCCTGGTACATGGTTATCATCGTATGTTAGCGTGATAAACCATACTTCTTCTTTGGGATAATCTCGTGCTTCTAATTCTATTCGTGTTGTCCAGTCTTCTCTTTGTCTTATTCTGCATCCGATGCACTGCCCGCATGGTATTAACATGGCATCTTTTCTGTACATCAAATCTTCATATTTTAGCTGTTTTCCCGCTAACTGAGAAAAGCGGGAGAGTGAATACACCCTCCCGCTAATGTCTTTGTCGTTAGGGTTGTACAGCCTTATTAATGGCTTGTAACAACTCATCTTAGGTAATCACCCGGCTTTCTTTTTTCCCCGTAGGATCCTGTTTTGTTCTGTGGTGCTTGATAGTTGCTTTTTCTGTCGTTCTTTTTTGGTACGTTTTTGTCAATCGCTTTGCTTGTGTCGTCTCCGATTTTTGTTAGTGCTTTTTGTAACCCGTATGGGCTCATGTGTGTGCTGCTGAGCATTTGCTGCCAGCTTTGTGCTGCATTGTACCAGTCACTTTTGCTCCAACTTGTGCTTTCATATGCGTTAGGCACAAATCCTCCGCTTCGGCTTACTCCTAGTGCACTGCTGCTTGCAAGTCCCATGCTTGCCCCGCTGATCGTTCCCGCGCTTCCGCCCGGTGTGCTTGCTCCACCGTTTGAGAATGCTAGAATCGGGTTAAGCCCCGCTTTTTTCATATCTTCTACGGCTCTTTGATATGCTGTGCTGCTCATGTGCTCTTGCCATTCACGGTTTGCTTGTGCTTCTGCGCTGTTGTAGTTCATTGCTACGCTGTTCTCGATGTGGTTGTATACGCCTTGCATGATTGCTTGTAGCGTGTTATAACCCATCTGTTTAAGCATACTTTGACTGTTGTATTTGCCCTGCATGGCTGCTTCTTGCCCTTGGTATGCGTATGCCTGCTTGAGCCAGTCATTGACCTGTTGCACGTTGGTGCCTGATTGGCTTCCGCTTTCGGAGTGTCCACCGCCTTCTTGTGTGCTTCCTCCGCTGCTTTGGCTGTTGCCTGTCTGTCCCCATCCGCCTAATGCTCCTGCGATTTGCTTTCCAGCATTCGCAAATGTTCCAACTGTGTTTGCAACGTTTCCGGCTATGTTGAGCGCTGTTAACAGTCCTGATAATCCTGCCATTTAAAAAATAGCCCGGGTTTTGCCCGGGCTTCCTCCTTTCTTACAGTTTGTACAAGCCCGGTACACTGTACAAGGGCATACAACGTGTGGTCTTGTTTGCTACGCGGATTGCGCCAAAGAATTGGTCTTCTTTCTGTTCAATGAGCGTTCTTGCAATTTCGGTTTTGCCTTCCGCCATCCATTCTTGAGACAGTGTTG